GTTTGTCTCACTTTGCAGATAAAAATTCAAGAGGGAGAGTTTAAGAAGAAGTTGAGAAATTCAGAAAGGGGAAGAGAGGAGGAGAAAAGTTATAAATTTGTCAAAATTCGGAAAAAGAAAAATATGATAAAAAATGATTAGTTTAGAAAAGAAATATCTAATTATGAAGAAAATAATTGAATATTTGAGAAAAAAAGGCGGGAAAGCTTTAATGACAAATATTGTAGGAGAAGTTATTTATTTAGCAGATGGTCAAGCTTCATGGAGAGAAATTGAAGATATTGTTTTTGAATTGCAAAGAAAAGGGATTTTAGAAATTTCGCAAATTTGGAGTAATGAGTATGAAGTAAGTTTGAAGAAGAGAGAGATAGAGAAGTAGAAAAATAGAGAAAGATTTAAAAATGAGAAAAGAGAAGAGTATATCGGTGATATGAGATATGAGTAAGGAAGAAGAAAAAATAGATTCGTTAGATTTAAGCGAATTAACGTTAGAAGAGAGGAGAGATTTGATTTTAAAAGTTATAAAAGAGGGAAAAGAAGAAGCAAAGTATATATTGATGTTAAGCGAATACGATAGACCTGGACCGAGTTTTACAGATTACGCAACAATTAAAGTGCTTTACGGCGAAATAGAAAGAGTTATGATGAATCATGTATATAGCTATCCGACGACAAATGAGTTTCTGTATGCTATCATACCAAAGACCAGAAGTGTTGTATTGCTTTATAAGAAAGCTGATGATTATGAAGGAGAGTTAGAGGAGCATGCTAAATTATATATCTTTGCATATCCAGACGGTTGGAAGTCAATCGATTTATATTAAGCTATTTCTTTTTTTATTTTTTTCTAATCTTTAGCTTTCTAGTTTCTACTATTCTTAATTCTCTAGTTTTGTGTCTAATTTTCTCCGTGAATAAAATGTAATATTATTTGAAAGATAAGAAAAATGAAGTATAAAAAAATAGATTAAGATTAAATTTTAGAAATAAACACTAAATAGATATTGTTTGTTTTGAGCTAAGAAGATATCGGTTTCAGTTTCGCTTTGCTTAATTATGATTTCTATGTCTTTTAATAATGCTTGTCTTCCGAACTGTAAAATAATTCTCATTTGATTTTTCCCTTCAATTGTTAGAAAAACAATATTGAATGCGAATATTTTTTTACTTACTTTTATAAATCCTTTTATACTCATGTTGCCTCGGTTTAATGCTATTACTTCTGGAGTTTCATTAGTTTCAAAAAAATACATTATTAGGTTTTGAATATCACCTTTTGTCATGTTTTTTATTATCTGATTTACAGTTTGTCTTGCTTTTTCTACTTGTTCAGGTTCCATTTTTATCACACTTATATTTTAGAGATTTAGATATTTAAATCTTTCTCTAGAACAATTTCCCATAGCAGTAGTTAATAAATTCGCAATTTGTGCAGAATTTGTTATTTAGTCCTGGTACTTTTTTATAATCAGTTTGACTTAAATATTCCTTCATTTTCTTTATCCAATCAATTGCTTTTTTGACATAAACTTCTAGAAGAACATCATCAATTTTCAATTGTTTGACTTCTTTAGTTGTCCTATTTAGATAAATGATATATACATTATCAATTTTGTAATTTTGTTTCTTTAAGAGATGATAGTATATTGCAATTTGATATAAGTGATATTCTTTAATTTGATAAATATCATAGCTAACAGTTTTTAATTCAATCAAATCATTCCCACAAATTAAATCAATTCTTGCAGAGATTTTCATTCCTTCAATTTCATCATTTATTATGACTTCATTTTTACAATTCAATTTTTCAACTAGATAGCTTTCAATATGCTGATGATATTGTACTCCTAAATCCATATAAAATTCATTTATCTTTTTCTGAAAAGTTGTTTTTCTAGAAAGATAACTTCTTCTGAAACAAATTCCAACTTCTGACGGGAAAATTGTATCTTCCGGATATTTAACATTAAAACTTTCTTTAATTATATCTTCATAATTCATTTTTATCACTCTGATAAATTGAAATATCTCATTAATAATGATATCTGTTTACAAATTTCTTCATTTTGTCTTTGTCCAATTCCGATATCAATTCCGAGAGCTTGCAATAATATTTGGATATCAATACTTTGTTCTTGTCTCCTAGATTGTAAATTATCGCAATTTATATAATTTGTAGTTTTGTTAATTTTGTCTTGAATTAGTTCAACTAAAGCTCTAAGAATTGAAGGATATAGAACTCTTGCGTTAATAATTTGGTCGTAAGTTTTTTTGAGTGCAATTTGAATAATATGGATTCTATCAAGAATTGCCGGCGTAAATATTTCATAATTTTGTAGATAGTCTTCAACATCTGGAGTTGCAAGTCTGTTTATCGTATAGGCGTAAGGATTTCCGGCATAAATAATCGGTAAACATTTCTGAATAATTGCAGATTTTGATTCTGTTCCACTACCTCTAGTCCAAATACAATTTTCAATTCCAGTTGATAGAGTTGAATTTATAGCGTTCAAGTTATTTTTTGACAAATTATCTTTCCAAGTTTGGATTTCATCAAAAATTAGCCCATTTGATAGAAATACTGCTCCGTACATATTATTTCTCGCATCATAGACTAAATTCGCATAAGTCGGGGCTTCAGTGTAATATCTGAAATTGAAAACTTCTTGTAATATCATAAATGTTGTAGTTTTTCCGGTTCCTCTATTTGAAATTTCAATATAGTTAATTTGTCTTTTAGTAATCGGAGATTTAAAGAGCGGGAATAATCTCGGCAAGAAGAGGAAAATGTCATTTACGTCCATTTTAGTTGGGTCATATCCGAATGCTTGCAGTAGTAAAGCATATAATTGATGTTCTGCATCAGCTTCTTCAAATAATTCTTTTGCAATTTCATAATTATTCGGCGGTTCAATACTATAAATATCATAAATGTACCAACTATCTGTCCCTTTTCTAATTTTGACAAGCATGTAAGAGGAAATTAAATTATAAAAGTCCTCTGGATTATTAGCGATAAGGTGAGGGTCAAATTCAGCAACAAAGCCATTTTGAAATCTTGCAAGTACTTGGTTATCTTTTACTTTAAAGTTAGTAATCTTTGAGACAAATTTTACTTCATCATTAAATAACAAATAGCTTTGAAAATATTGATTATCAATTCCGCGTTTGTAAGCCTTTAAAATTTCAATTCTCTTTCTTTCTTCAATTTGTTTTTCTCCTATTATGATATTTAAAATTCGCTCTGTATCTCTCGGATTATAATAAAAAGAGTGAGAGATTTCTTTTTGAAGGAAAGAATTTTGAGACATGAAAAAAAAGATGTGATTTGACTTTTTTAAAACTCATCTTCCACGTTCTTTTTTTGTGATTTCTTAGATTGTTGATGTTGTTCTTCTTGTAAATCAAGTTCTTCTTCTTGGACAGTGTTATTATTCCTTCCAGTAAATTTTACATATTCATTTAACAAATCTGCATATTTTGATAAGAATTCGCTAATTATTTTTAAATCTTCAGCATCATTTGCTGTTATTCCTATTTGTTTTCTAAAATTATTTTGGGAATGTATTGTCATACTGTATCTTACAGAATTTCCGTTCGGTACTGCATTCAGCTGAACGACAAATCTCTTTAATCCTTTTATTTTTAGCACTCTGCTAACTACTTTATTTTGGCTTTTTGCTTGGCTTCCGATGTTATCTATTATTTCTTTTAGGCTTGCCATTAAGATAGCTATAGAGTTTGACAAATATAAAATTTAAGAATTAGCAAGAATTTACAAAAAAAGAGTTAAGATAAAAAAAGATTTAACTTATTTGGAATATTATATTTCTAACTAGAGTTGATATTGGCATTTTATATTTTTTTGCTAATTCTTCTAGTTTTTGATAATATAATTCATCCACAGTTAGGCTAACTCTTTCGCTATAAATTTCTAAATCCTCAATTCTTCTAATCTGTATGTTTTCATTCAAAATTCTATCTACAATTTCTGGAATTTTGTCTTTATATTTTTCAAAAATCCCTACTTTACTTCTCGGTAGTCTTATGATTATATGTCTTTTTACGTTTTTCATTATTCTAAGTCTTTGCGTTAAAATTTTTAAAGATTTCGAGAAATTTTTTAAATGTCACTTTTGCATTTTCAGATATGAATTATGAAAAACTTTTAAGTTTACATCTTTCTTCTGCTTTTACATATTTTGTCACAATTGCAACAAATTATAGATTTTATTCAACCACTCCGATTTATAAAAAATTTCGACAATATATTTACAATTTTGATAGGTCTGCTCATGTCTTCTCTGTTAAAGAGCTTACGCAAAATTTTCACGGTCTGCATTATCATGTTCTAGTATTTCTTAATAAGAGATTAGATTATTCTGAAGTTCATGAGAAGATGAATCTGCATGCAGATATTCGTATAGAAATAGTTCCAAAAACTAAGTCTGATTTTGAAAGAGTTTTTGCTTACATGATGAAGCAGAATTCAAGATTTTTTGCCTAAATTATATCCGCCATGAATTAGCAGAGTTGAGAGTAAAATATATAGAATATTCATGTAATTTTGACATTTGAATAATTCTGGATTTACAACTGCAAGAAATAAAAATACTGCAAATAATACGCTATGAACTAAAAAAGCTATAATTGAAAGAGTTTCGTTAGTCATGCTAAATTTATTATTGTTAATCTGATAAAAAAATATTATGCAAAAATAAAAAAAGATTTAGCTTAAATTATTTAGCTTGAGAAGTTTGTTGATTTTGATTTTGTTCAGCCTTTTTTTGTGCAAGTGAATTCACATCTCTAAGAGTGTCCATATTCAATAATGCATTAATTCCGAGAGTTGTAGTGTCTTTAATTGACTCAACTGCTGAAATTGTAGATTTTGTCATCTCATTTATTGCATTTTGAAAAGTTTCATTATTTTGCTTCTGATTGTAGAGATGTACAACTTCTCCGACTACATATGAGCCTATTAGTACTCCCATTAGTATCAGAAAGCCTTCTACTGCTTCTGCTATCAAGCTCATCTTAATTCTATTATATGCAAATTTCTCAGTAATAAAGATTGTGCAAAAAATCGAAATATATTTAAATTTTTATTTTTCGTAATAAGCTTATTATTGTCTAAATGCTTAAAAAATATTATGCAGAAGTCAACATTAGAAAAATTGAGAAAAAATTCTAAATTTCTAGTTGAAAATTTTGAAGAAAGCGAATTAACGAAATTGAGCAAGCTTGAGCAAGATTTAGGATACGGAGTTATTTGGCAAAATTTTGATAAAAATACTGGTTGTTTAAATTGGGTAATTTACAATAATTCGGGAATTGATAGAGAATTTGTACTTGTGAGAGGGACTTCAGAAGTTCAACCGTATGCGTTCTTGAATTTCTATACAGAGGTATACAAAGCATTTAATATTATTAAATTCATAACTAATGAAAATAAGTACTATAATTATCCTTACAGAGTTGGGCTTGTTCAAGATGCAGATGGGAATTTGAATTATGCCGGTGTTTTTTACGTTCCGGCAAATAAGAAGCTTGTACTTGAAGAATGCGGATTTTCAGCTCCGAACAATTTACCGAATTACTACAGAGTCTTTTTGAGTTTTCCGAGAAAAACGCATGAATATTTTGTTGAATATAATCCTCTCGAGATAGCCTTATATACCATGGAGACTGGAATTCTAGTTCTAAATGCCCCGTTTCCGATATATTTGCAAAAAGTTGAGAAATATATAGTTGATAACAGTGTACCTTTTGCAAATTCGAGAGAATTTACAGAAGCAAATTGGTTAAAAAAGTCAATATATAGATATTTAGGGATTTTAAAATGATAAGCAAATATTTATTTTTTAAGACACTTTTAATTACTATTTTTTCAATTACTTACGCGTTTGTTGAAGTCAAAACGCCGTTTTATCTCTACATTAATCCGTACATTTATCGCGTAATTTATTTCATTTTCTTTTTTGTAATTTCATTAGTTCCGAGCGTGACTTTTACATTTTCACTTTTCTTCTATAGTATGACACTTGAAGATGTCTTCTATTGGGTTCTTGATAACACTTTGCCTTTTTCCTACGCGTGGTATTATCCGGTTTATTTTCATATTCCGATAGATGATGTTATTGAAATTGTAATTGCAACTGTTTTACTGAAGCTTACAAATTCTAATTTCAGAACTCCAGAGTTTCATAATTTAGAATCTTGCGGAATGTGGAACTATTTCATTCACGGGAAAACTCATGATTTGTACGGCTTACTAATTTTGATTCTGCTAAATATTATCTTGTATTTAGCAACTAATATTTCTCTAGTTAAGTTTATTGCAATTGCAGATATTGTAGTTTCAACTGGAATATTTGTAGATTTGTGGAGTCACTGCTTTCATCATTAGATACTTATTTATTTGTCAATATCATTTTTTAAAAATTGAGAAGAAATGTCAGAAGAAAAAGTAAGTTTCGGAATAGTAATTTCAAAAGAGTTGAAAGTCAGATTAAAGATGTATTGTGCTAAAAACAACATGAAAATAAAAGATGCTATATCGCAAGCTCTTGATGAATATTTGAAAAAAAGAGGCTTCTAATCCCCGTAAGATACTTCTATTTTTTTAACTCCGACGAATTTTTTATGACAATTTGGACATTCATAATTTAATGATTTTAGAAGTTCAGCATTTGAATATAACTTTATGCTTAGTAAATCATAACTTCTTGCGTCCAATAATGTATATCCGCAATATCCGCATTTATAAATTACATGTACTCCATTTTTCATAATTCAAAAGCTTAAGTTGACAAATTTAAAGCTATTTAACGCTCTGCACATATTCAAAATATTCATTATAAGCAATTTGTTGATTCTTAGCTTTTGTCAATTCAAAGCTATATTATTCATATTTGGAATATTGTTTGACTTGTTTCACTAGTTAGAGAAACAGATAAATTTTTAAATGATAAAAGCGAATTATATAGATAGTGATGCAAATGAAAATAAGAAGTATACAAGATAAAGTAGTTGTGAATTTAAACAAGAAGTTTTTTGTTCTAGGCGTTTTGCCTTATGTAAAATACGCTATTAATGATTTTTCATGGAATGAACGAGTTCTGGAAGGATATGAAGATATTCTAATATTAAAAGACACTGATGTTTACTACGGCGAGTGGGTTGATGCTAATATACTTGTTCACGAAGTAACAGATTATGATAATTTAGCGAGATATTTAATGAATTTAATACCGCGAGGATTCGGGTATTTCTATTTAATAACTTCAAAATTTGTGCTAACTCTACCGTATCATTTGTTAATAAAGATATTGCCAAGTGATGACTTAGAGAGTAAAAGATATCATAGAATTATGAATTGAGGTGAGCTTCATGTGCTATAATTTGATTGTTAAAACATTTGATTTAAACAAAAAACAAAAGAAAGAAGTAAAGAATCTGCTAAAAGAGATTTTCGGTGAGTTTCGTTACAATGATGACGGAGCGTTTCTCTATAACAGTTTGCAGAATCAAATAATTAGAACTTTGAATTATAGTGAATTTGAAAAGAAACTAGAGAACTTGAAAATTGATAACAATACATTATTGCACATGCATTTAAGAAAAGCAACTTCTGGAGGTGTAAGCGAAAATAATATTCATGGTTGGAGATTTAATAATTGGTTATGTTCGCATAACGGCTATTACGGATACGGCTATTATCTTTCAATAAGCAAAAGTAAGCTTGATGATAATAGTGATTCTTATGAGTTCTTCTCAAAGAATGAAGAAGCAATTAATTCTGAAGATGTAGATAAAATTGATGTTGATAACTTCTACGGCGTTGCTTATTGCAATTCAATTAATGCTTCAAAATTGCTAATAATTTCAAAGCATAAAACTGCTAAATTATATTATCTCAAGAATTTAGTGCTAATTTCAAATGAGAGCTTAGATTCAATATTATCTCAATACTATCAAGTAGGAGACTTGAAATTTAAAATGACTGTGCCGAAAAGCGAAATAGAGAATAAAATTATACTGCTTGATACTAATACTTTCAAAATCTTAAAAGAGAAAGAAATTAAAGACTACTACTATTACTATAGCTATAGAAGTAAAAGCTATGATTTCTACGATTTGTAAATAAATTCATATTTTTTCTAAATTTCTAATTTAAAGTTAAACGTTTTTTTGTGTTTATTCTTATGTCTCTTTTTATCGAAAGCTTTAAATATCTATTTCTCTATATCTTTAATTATGAGAAAAATAATAAGTAGTTTGGGCGTAGAGTTAGAGGGCGTAATGCCCGATTCTGAAGTCAATCAAGCTATTTCTTTTTTAAGACAAAAATACGAATCAAAAGGATTAATAAAAGGGCTTGATGTGCATCATGACGGCTCGATTGATGTACCGAGTTACGACTATACAGATGTTGAAATAACTTTCTGGAGTCCCTCAAGTAATTATGAGTATATCAGTCAGCTATACGGAGAAATATTTGATAACTTAGCTCAAAAGTTTAGCTTTGAGCAAAATGCAAGCTGTGGCAATCACATGCATCTCAAATTATCAAGTACTGTTTACTACTTCATTCTATCGCTTCCTTCTAGTATCTCTTTATACAAACAGAAATTCTTAGAGAGATTTAAGAATAACAGAAAGTATTTGAATAGGCTGAACAACAGATATAGCAAAGACTTTGAAAATCTAGAAGATATTGCTGACAATCAGCAAGGGGGAGATAGATATCACTTTATCAATTTCTCTTCATTATATAAGCACAGTGATACGCAAACCGTTGAGATTAGAGTTATGCCGTGGGCTCAAGACGGTAGAGAATATCAAGAGATGGTTCAGTTCAATTTGAATACAGTTGATGACATTGTTTGGAAAAATTATCTGACCGCTAAAAAATACTACTTGCGTGAACACGGAAGAGAGTTATACTTCAAATCAACAAAGTACTATAGTGCTTCACTCATTAACTACTTGTGGGGCAATCTTAAAGATAGATTAATTTTGACAAAGATAAAGAAAATAGCAGAGAAAATACAAGGAGTTAGAATTAATCTAGATGAGAATGGGATATCGATATATCACTCTGATGAGTTCATTAAGAGAGTCTTTGAATCTTACATTAATCAGAATTTAATGTACAAACAATTTGATAGTTGGCTGATAAGAGACGGGCATAGAAGAGAAGTTCTAGAGTATCTACTGAAGTTGCTGAAATTTGAGAGGTACGGTGAAAAAGAGAATGTGTTTAATAACACGTGGTTCCAAGATGTGTTGTTGTCACTTAGATTAAATCATCCGCATCTTGATTTCAATTATTTACATTACTACTTGATAATGTACAATCGTTTAGCTCAATTATTTTCTTAACTTTGTGAAGTTAAGTTTAGAATTTTTTATTTCGTATTTGAGTTAGTTCAAATTTAAAAAAGTTTCTCTTAACTTTTATACTCTTTTACTTTTACTTTTTCAAATCTCGGTAAAGTTACATTCTCTTGTTTCTGATATTTTCCGTTGTAAGGCTTTTCTACTGGCGTTAGTGTTCTTGCGAAAATTAGATGTAGAAATCTTTCTCCGCTTTCTAGTTTTATCGGGAATTCAGAGCCGACAACTTCTATAGTTAGTTGCCCTTTGAAGCCGGCATCTACAATTGTCGGCGGAATTGAAAGCCCTAATCTTGCATAAGTTGATCTCAAGTTCACAAACGCCATAACATCATTCGGCAACTCTATATATTCAAGAGTTGTCATCAGCAAATGTTCATGCGGGTAAATTATAATTTCATTAGTGTCTATTTTTTCATAAAAATCTTCAATTTTCTCACTACTGCTGAAGACTTTTTCAGTTTTCTTTAATTTTGCAAATTGTGAGCCGATTCGTAAATCTATCCCGTTTTCTCTTACTATTTCTTCTGAAAAAGGAACTATTTTTATCCAACCTTTTTCTAAATAATATTTTAAATCTCTATCTCCTAAAATCATATCTCGTCAATTTGTGCATTTAAAGTTTGACAAATTTATAAGTGTTTATTTCAATCTTAAATTATGCAGTCTGAAGAAGAAATTCAAGAATTATTTGAATGGTTAGACATGCAACCTATGTCAGATGAAGAAATTAAAAGAATTCTTGAGTTGGGAAAAAAAGGCGGTCTAACTAAAGAAGAGAGAGAAATACTTGCAAAATGCTGTTGTAAATAAACTAGTCTTAATTCCGAGTTATTAAGTTTCATTATTTATTTCTCCGCATATTACAGTAATATCTAGTAAATTTCTTGTGTACTTGTAGTTCACATGAATATATTGCGGGTATTTGAAAGTTTTAGCTATATATTTTACAATTGAGCTTGCTCTTTTTATAAATTGTTCTTTTGAAATTGTCATTCTAATTTTCACTTCTATCAAATTATCGGAATCTAGAACTAGGTTATAATAAACGCCTTTCGGGTAAAATGCATAAATCCAATTTTGAAGCTGATTTGCAAATTTTCTACATTCAATAGTTACGAGACTTTCCATAGTTTAATTATTTCAGTTAGACAATTAAAAAATTTGTTGAAACTTTAGATATAGTATATATTAGACTATAAGATAAAAAATTTCATGACAATTCTTCTAACTAGTCATATTAATCATATTTTGAATATTACTTGTCTACTTACTCGTAAAATTACGTTAGTTTTGACACAGTCAAAATATATTCATCATATTTTGAATGCTAATTCAATCTTTAAATTTTGCAAACTTTTAATTTTATTTGAGGAGAGATGGCAAAAGGACACACACAAAGGAGCTATTCGCAAAGATATGCGAAATGGCAAGCTAAGTTTAATGCATTTTCAAATCCAACAGTTGCCTCAACTATCTTAGCTAACGTTTCACCAGTTGCACAAGAGAACTTCCAAACTAACGTTCCTAAATTCGTATCGGTAAACCAACAAGTATCAGCAGTTCTAACTCAATATGGAATCACTGGTCCTAATAGGGCAATTTACCAAGGTTACGGTCTTAAGGTTGCAAGAGCTTTAAATAAAGTTGGCTCTGGACCAGCTCTGGTAAATATGATTAACGGGTTAAAAGCTTACTATATATCAGCATTTAACGCTAACCCAGAAGTGCTTGACGCAGTGACAAATATTATCACCGGATCACCAACTGGATATGTAAGCTAAAAAATTTGAGGCTATTTTATTTTTTTATCTTTTTTATTTCAGATTTTTTAATTAGTCATTCTGTTCTGTTTTTGTTTCTATAATTCTATAATCTCTCAAACTTAGCCTAATTGCTTCACTCACAGAGACACCTTTATGTTTCTTTTTCATGTGAGAATAAATACTACAATATTTTTCATAAATTTTTCCGCAAACCGGACATTTATATGCTAAACTCTTTTTTAAACCGTTCATAAGAATTTCTAGAAGTCTGACAACTTAAAAACTTATGAACATTTATTTTTGTCAATCTCTGGTAATTGAATTATGAAAACCACAATTTTGACTATGAATTATTCTTCAATTCGTAACGTAAGTGAAGATATTGCACAAGTTTTACGCAATCACGGGGAAAAAGTGACAATTTCAACAAACCCGTATTTAATTCCAGAAGCTGACAAGCTGATTATCTTTATGCCGTTTCATCCGCCTTCTTTGAACCCTTACTTATATGCATTTAGGGAATTTCGCGGAATAAAGTATTTTTATACTACATGTGACGGAATTCCGAATTTGAATATTGTAAATCAGTACTTGCTAAAAGATATAGTTTTCATTCCGAATTCTAAATTTACTGCTGAAAATTTGCAAGAAGTTGGCTTGAATGTTGATTTGCCCGTATTTCACGGTATAAATTTTGAAGTTGTTAAAAGAGCTGAACAATTAGCCCCTCAGCTCGAGCAGAAATTGGATAAAGATTTTCCAGATGTTATAAAATTTGGAATTGTCAGCGGTTTGACAAAGAGGAAGAACATGGACTTAATGCTTAAAGTTTTCCAAACTTTGAATTCTAAATATGCAGAATTAGCTAAGAAAGTCCACTTTTTCGTTATCTCTCATAAAGCGTTTAAAGATTTTCAAGTCCCGGAAAATGTTCACTTTGTTAGTGAATTTGGATTAAATCAAAGAGAATACATTTTTGCATTTTACAAAGTCATGGATTACGTAATTGTACCTTCAGGAACAGAAGGCTTTGGTTTGCCAGTCCTAGAAAGTATGGCTATGGGGACGCCGGTAATTCATCAGCTCATGCCCCCGTTTGATGAATTTACATCTTGGCAATGGAACTTATTGATAAAATCATCAGAAGTTGAGACATATTACGATAAAGACCACGGGCAAACTTGGAAAATTCATAAATTTGATGTTCAAGATATGATATCTGCAATTATGATAGCTTCAGAATTAAAAGATAGAGATGAAAGAAGTAAGAATTTGAGAGAATTAGCTAAGAAATATGATATAGAAAATTTATATGTCAGATTTCTAGAATAAAAAAATCGAAAAATATATGTTTGTCATAATATACATAGTTATTTTGAGAATATGAAAGAAATTATAATAGAATGTAAAGGTCTTACAAAGTTTCATGTTCCAAGAGAAGATGATAAGTTAGCTAAAAATATTATAAAAATGTGTAGAGATTTCGGATTAGAAATTACGGTGACTGAATAAATGGCTCAAAAATTTTATTGTTATATTTGCAAAAGTACAATTTACACAAGAAAAGAAATTAAAAAACATGTATTGTCACATTTTGATGGAGAGAGATGTCCTTATTGCAATATGAAAACTAGGAGATTTATAGAGCATTTTGTATATTATCATCTGTATTATAGAAAAAAAGCAGTATTTAGGAGAGATTTAGCAATATTAGTTAAAGAATCTGGAAATGATGAAATTTTGAATGATTTAAACAAACTCGATAAGATAGAAGTGAAAAGGCTTTTGAAGAAGATATAATTCTTATTTGTCAAACAACTAGTAGAAACTAGTGAACAGAATTGGAAGAAAGGTGTTTAATCGTAACAAGACATGAATTAATTTCAAGACAATTAGAAGATATAAAGAAAATTTGTAAATCTGCAGATGTAGTACCGGTCTTGCCGACAGAATATGAGAAATTGAAAGAGCAACTAAATAACTATACTGCAGTAATTGCGAATTTGCCGATTCCAATAATTCTAACAATTCTGCAATTAAAGAAAAGCGTTTATACATTCAAAATTGAAAATCTTGAAACTGTGAAATACGAGACTGATTATGAAGCTGAAAAACAAAAAGTCTTGCAGAAATATGAGAATATTAAAGATTTGCTAATTGTCCAAGACCCCGATTTGAAAACTAGGACATTCAGAGTTTCAAAATACACGGGATTACAGAAAATTATAAAAATCGATATAGTTTCGGAGGATGTGATACAATATTGAAATTCTTTAATTTCAGAGTTAAGTATCACATAGCACAAGTTTGGAATTGTAAATTTGAAAGATATAAAGACATTTTCAAACTACAAGCTCAAAATTAGGGGCGTAGTGATGCAAACTTGAAGTCCTTTAATTTCAGATTTAAGCATCAAATAGCCCGAATTCAGAATCATAAGCTTGAAAATTATACAAATAATTTCAAATTATAAACTTGAAATTAAGGGCGTAGTGAGGACAAATATGAAGTTCTTTAATTCGAAATTGAGTCCGAACAAGCACAAGCTTGGAATTATAAGCTTAATAATTTCAAATTAAAAGCTCAAAATTAAGGGCGTAGTAACTAAATGGTAAGTCAAACAGATTTGATATTATTAGAAGTTTTATCAAAATTAGAATATGAAATATTAGATGAAATATTAAAGAATCAAAATCTTTCTGATGATGAAATAAAAGATTTATTGCAAGTTGTAAAAAGTCTATCTAGTGAGATTAATAATAGAATAAGTAAGTTAGCCTAATTTTTTCTTTATTTCTTCAATTTGTTTTGCAAGTTCTTTTTGATTTGTCTTTAACTCTTCAATTTCAGCTTTCAGATTATTAAGCTCTGAATTTACTATCTCTTTTACTGCTTCTTTTAAAGCTTGTTTAATTTTGAAATAGAGTTGCACAATTGCAAATATAGTAGTTACGGAAGTTGAAATAATTGTTAAAACTAGGGTTACATCACTCATCTTGCTCACCACGTGCTTAATTCAATAATTTGCACTGGATCGCAAGAATAATTTAAAATTTGATATTTAATTTTTAAGCTCATTCTTGCTCACCAGTTGAATCATATAATGAGTTCACGCTTTTTGCGGTTGGCTCCGGATAAACTACGCGAAAATCATCAATAAAAATTTGTTTAGTTTTCTCATCTTTTACAATCGAAAATTGAAAATAGAAAGTGAATCCAGGAATATAAACATCTACAAGAAGTGGAAAATCTGCAGTTTTCATTACAATAATTGAATTTGGTAAATAGCGTGATAACCCGTAAATTTGCCCTCTATTTTCTAATTCTCGGATTTTGTCAATTGCAATTCTGACAATTCCGAAAATATTTGCAAATGAGTCTTCTATCTGCATAATTCTAGATTTCTCTATCCGAGAATAAATAAACTCAACGTTCATTTGACATATTTATAATATTAGGAATATTAGTTGAGCTAATTGAGCGTACTTAATTTCAATTATGCTCAATTTTTCTCATAATTGTCTAACTAGTTAATATTTCTTCAATTTTCTTCTTTGTTAAGTTTTTATTAATTAAAAATTTCCCATTATAAGTATTCGGGTCAAAATTCCAACCTTTTCTTTTTTTGATTATCATATCTATCAACTTCTTATCTATTTGCAATATTTTTAAAGTTTTTATAGTAGAAAATTGACTTGTATTGCTTAGCTTTTGCAGACTTTTGAGCTAACTTTATTGAATTTTCAACTTTAGCTTGCCCTTGTAATTTTTGACCTAGGTCTAATGCAAATTCTAAATCTGCATCTGAAACGCCGTAAAATTTCCATTTTGTTCTCCAATAGTTTAAAAAGTCATTATATGATAATGTTCTTTTTCCGGAATTATAGCTATAATTTTGCTGATAAGGATATCTTGCAATTTCTAAGATAGCTGAAGCTATCATTTTTGCATACCAAATATTCGGATATTTCTTATTTACAATTCTTTGAACTTGTAAAAATTGTTCATATGAAACTGCATAATTTTCAATTTCAGAGCTATAAGTTATGTTTTTTCCGCCTGGAGAAGGGTCATAAAGATGAGCTTTAAATAAGCTTCCGAATATTGAAATTACAGTTTTATCAGCAGTTAAAATTGAAACTAAATCTAATTGCGTAACATTTTGCGGATTAAATTCAGGAATCAAAATTGCAAAATCTAAAGGCGTATAATCCAATATCATTCCGAAAACATTCGCAAAATTTTGTAAAATCATGCCGTTCTCGAGCTGAACTTTGTAAGTTGAAGAATTTTGAATTTCTATCGGCAAGACACATCTATCAAGCCATCCAACATCTAATGCAAACCCGCTATTAATAATCTCATTCAAGTTAGGAATAAATGAAACTATGAATTTTGCTAAATCTGGAAGTTGATTATAATTTACATTTAACGCATTTAATAAATCTCCAACTCCAGTATTTTGAATATTTGATAATGAATAGTTATCAACATTTGGAATTTGAGTATTTCCAACTCCTAAATTTTGTAAATTAATGCTAACATTTGAAGCTGATATACTATTAAAATATTGTTCAATTTTCTTGCAAGATTCATTCCTATTTACAATAGTATTTGCTGGTTGATAAACGCTTAAATCAAAGTAAGTCTCATCAAAAACTGCGGGCTGATATAGAATCGAGCAAAGTTCAAGATATCTATCATATAATTGCGTAAATTGATTAACAAATTGTAAACCAGAAGTTTGCCCGAAAAATGAACTTTGTCCAAGTTGAAAATTTTGAAAACTGTTAAAATTAGGGTTAAATGTTGAAATTGCTAAATTATTAAGTGCAGAAAGTAAAGATGAGATAATTGAAGCATAAGCAATTCCGTAATTTGTATTAAGACCTTTAGGAATTTGAATATTTTCAAGCGGAGTTGGCAAAACTGATTCAACTCCGGCGTTAAACATTGAAGAAAATGCCGGAAATGATTCTCTATTAAGCACTTTTTGATAGAGATGATACTTCATAGAAGCAATTGATCTTTGACCTTTCTTCCTACTCATAATATAAAATTCTCAAACTAGAGTTTATTAGTTATCGTGATAAAGCTAATATCATAGCCCTTACGATAGTTGAACGCGGTCTCTTTAATTTCTTCTCCATCTCATCTAATTTTTTGAGAATCCCATCATTAACTGTAACAAGAAATTCAATATCTGGTTTATATCTAGTTTCAAAATATTTCAAATCTTCAGCTGAAAATTCCTTAATTAAAAATCTTATAAATTCTGAAATTGACATTCCTAATTGAGAAGCATAAAATTTTAGCATTTGCTTCTCTTCTTTTCTTATATAAATTGCTATCCGTTTATTCATAAAATGAAATTTTATCTTGACATTTAAAAGTCTGTTTCTCTATCTCATCTAAAAATATTAATGATATTTGCTTACAAATTAGACAGTGAGCCGAGCTTGAAGTTTCTTAATTTCAAAATTAAGCATCAACCAGCCCGAATTTGGAATAATTTCAAATTATACATTCAGAGCCAGGGGCTTGAGAGAGATGAATTGTGAAGTTAAAGAAATTGAAAATGATTTTGAAAAAGATTTAGTTAGAATGCTAATAAGATATTATCACGCCCAAGGCTTACCGATTGGCGGAGGGGCGGGGAAAAATTCAAGATATTTCATGTATGTTTGTGACGGTTTTATAACTGCAGTTGCTTGGCTTCAC